CGAAAGCTAGGAGAAACACTAATTGCCAAAACATTTATAATAAGTGGCTAAATTAAATTGCTTAGTTGGAATACATCAAACCACCCATACCATTTTCGATACGGAGGATGTTATAGTTGACGGCATATATATCGTCGTCGGAGTTCGCGGTATCGTTAACAAGTCTCGCGGAATCGAGTCTACTGAAGTTGAGGGATCCGGTTGGTTGGAGTTTGGACGTATCGAGGCAGAATGGGTACAAGAAGAATTTGTCGTTTTCACCTGAACTACCTTCGTCTTTCGAGGATGGAGTATGGTAATACGAAGTGATCGCCGTGTAATGTGGATCAACATATTTGAAATCGGTAACATCCGTACCGTTAATTTGGAGTTTCATTTTGTTCGTGTCCCCCGCAATAGTAAGTGCACTACCATCGGCGGTGGCTAAACACTTGATTGGGTGATTAAAGTTCAATTCTTGAATTTTAGAACCGGAGGCTACCGCTTTTTGTGTTTGGGTAATAACCATGTTTTGTGGTGCAGAAGACAAAACCGTTCTCTCGTCCGTGTCGAGGTGAATGAACTGAGTGTAGACTTCATATTTGGCACTTTGGAGATCACTTCCCCACGTGATTCTCAATTCGACGTCGTGGTATTGGAGTGCAATCAATGGCAAAGCCGATTGTGCGTTTTCGCAAAACGAAAACCTGAGTGGGTAAAACTTACTTTCAGCTACCTCCGCAAACCCAGAAGTAGACTTCGTGAGATTTTGTGCTAAAATGTTTGGTGCAATGTACTGAGAAAATGTGGACGTTTGTTCGTCAATGACTTGGCCACCAATTAACAATTCTACCTTAGAAATGGCAGTTGTCCAGTCAGATGGTGAAAATTTAACCGCTTTGGTACCATCATTTGGTGAAATGTACACGTACCCAACCATATCCCCTTTTCTTTCGAAACGAACAGTAGATATACCACCTACAGCTGGGTTGCCCTGGATAACTTGCCTTTCAACAGTTTGGGCGAAATTCGTGTGACGTTTATAGTTAGATCTAAAGAAGGAAACTTCGGGTTGACCGACAAGGTGCGCGTCTTGTGCGCCTACAGCAACGAGTTGAGCAATACCTCCAGACATGTTTTATATTATAGTAAGGTTTTATTTTTTTTAAATTACGAAAACCCGATCGCATTCATATAAATGTTTCCGTAAAGGTTCGATAGGGTCATGAGTGCGTGTTTGTCTTGGGTGACTGAAACGTCGGATGTCATGGCATAAAAGTTGACGTTCGTCATGGCGGACGAAATGTTTATGGCACCCCCACTCGCGAGTATAGGGATAACGATTTGTGCGCCTGTTATGAGATTGGAGAATACAAGATTGGAAACGTCGGTTGTAGAAACGACGAGCGGTGCCGTTCCGTACGTTTTTTCTTTTGCGTCTACCGTTATCGTACCCGAAGTTACCGAAGCCGTTATATCCGTATTCGTTAATTGTATGTTTTGTGAAGTTACGTTTCCTGAAACGGTTAGATTGTTTGCTAAGGTGATTGTATTTGCTGTAACAACATTTGTTACTACACCCCCGAGTGTAAGTACATTTGCAGTTACATTTGCACCATCGTATACACTCACTACATCGTCTAATGCAAACGGTGATGCTGCGACGGTTAATCCTCCAATGGTAATATTATCCGCCGAAACGTTACCCGAAACCGTGAGTACGTTAGACCCGAACGAGTTTACGGTAAGGTTCGAACCGAGTGCGACATTTGCACCTTCTTCGGATATGTTATTGAATAGGGAACCACCTTGACCCCCTGAATCGTAAATTTCACCGGTGGTAGTGTTAAAAGATAAAACGTTTAGTGCTGGACTTTCTGGATCTGCAATTATTGGATCGAGTTGTATCGTATCTACTACAAAAAAACCGTTTTTGGATCCTGATGTTAAAGATTGTAATGTAATCTTATCATCGAATGCGATGTTTGAAGTTATTTTTATACCGGTTGTTACATTTGAAAACTGAACGACGTTAGATGTTATGTTACTAACATTAACAACACTCGCTAACGTCGGCGTTGCCGTTTGTACATTCGAAAGTGTACCACCATCACCTATAAATTTAGTTGCTGTAACATTCCCTGAAACAACTACGTTACCGGAAGTTGTTATAGAGGTTACTGAATCCGTAGCTGAAATTGTAGATGCACTTATAGCATTGGAACCTGATATTTCTCCGTAAATAGCATTCGTAGCAACAACATTATCGGAAACGACGTTACCGTTCAAAGTTATTACACTTATATTATCACCGACAACATTACCATTCAAAGTTATTACACTTACATTATCACCAACAACGTTACCATTCAAAGTAATTGCACTTACATTATTCCCGATGACGTTACTGTTTACGGTAATAGCCTTCAAATCCCCTGATGTGAGTGTTAAGTTGTTTTGTGCAATAATATTACCAAGAACGCGGAACGTAATAAGATTTGCGTCTGTATACAACACGTGGTTATCCGTAACGACATTATCTGTGTACCCAAGTACTAATTCGTGTTCGTAATCATCTTGACCATCAGGTTCGCCGTGGTGTATAAACGCGACGTTATGTTCGGGGTGTCCCATAATTATACCAACATCGAGTGAATGAGACACGTTGTTGTTCGCGATACCTAAAACACGATCGTTAATAACTAAAGAGTTCGACTCGATAGTGAACGTGTTACCTAGAACTGATAAATTACCAGTGATTTCAACATTTGACGATATCGTAGTTGTATCACCACTATATTCTATTACCGAATCGCGTAAAAAGTTATCCGAACCTACGAATGGTACGAAACCAGATGTTAACCCTGAAACCTGTATGTTACTTCCAACGTGAACGTTACCACTCGATATGAAACCGGTTGTTCCGTGTGTTGATTGTATGGTATTTTGTGTCGAGTTACTCCACGACGTAACCATATCCAAAGTTTGGTTATTTGCATTTAGAATTGCGGGGTTTATCTTTTTGAGTTCGTTACCCGAACTGTTGACGTAAACGTAAGATGGTTGATCAGTTACAACTTCTGCATTTGGAATATCGTTCGCTCTACCAACACCCGTAACGAAAATAACACCCTGTGATGGATCTGATTTAACACACACACCAACGTTTTGTATAAGATCGTTTTGTCCAAATGGTTTGGAACTCATAACTGAACCAGCATTTGTATTACTCACATAAACGGTTTGTCCTTCCGTAAACCCACTTGTGTTTACGTTTTGAACTTTACCATACGATACAGCTACACCTTCACTTTGGTCGATAACATTATCATGTATTATACCTATACATGGCATTGTATTAGGTGAATCCGATTTTGCGAGTGCAACATTTGCTACGTTACTGTTATGTCCATCTACTATATATACCGTGTTACCTCTATATAATGTACCACCGGTTTCATTTCTAATTTTTACGAAACTGTGTACGTTATAATCGTTTACCCAATTACTACCATCGTATATGAGTATATTATCTTCAACCAAACCCGTGACGTTTACATTAGAGAGTTGGTCCAGTTTAACACCTACATTAGACGTAAGATCGGTCGTAAACGCCGTGTGCGCGTTCGTAAACTGAACCGTATTCGATGTCGTATTACCTGCATTCGTAACTTGTTGAAGAGTGACGTTCGAAAGAATACCACCGTCACCTTTAAAGAACCCGGACGTTGTTTCTATGTTTCCGGATGCATTCACGTTAGCATTCAAAGTAATTGCCGTCAATTCACCCGATGTAAGTGTTAAGTTGTTCTGTGCTATTATGTTACCGTAGACGTGTAAATCTATGACGTTGGACAAATCAGGTACGATTTCAGTATCTGACGCTTTATTTAATGTGTACCCGATCATCATTTCATTTTCATCGCCTCGGAACGTTACGGTTGGGTTTGCATTACTATTGGGTTGTTGCATGATAATACCGATATCGGTAGACGAGCTCGGGTTATTGTTCGCGAGTGATATGATTGGATCTTTAAATACTGTGTTTATGGTATCAATAAATGTCGTCGTACCTTCAACCGTAAGATTACCCGAAATAGTTGCATCTTCACTAACTTCTAACCTTTTTGATTTTAAATAATTCGTTGCGTTAACGTTTCCGGTAACATTTAATATATCTGAACCTATATCGTCTACGAACAAATTTGAACCAACATCTAACGTGTGTACGGGTAAAGCATTTGCTATACCAACATTACTCGCTGTAATCAAAGATGTACCACCTTTATTAAATTCAACTGTTTTAGAACCAATTGTGTTACCTTTAAGGCTAACTGTTTCTAAAGTAAGGTTTGATAGGAGACCAGCATTACCATAATAAAACGCGGCCGATACATTACCGGAAGTTGTAATAGCACTTTCGGATGCTGATGGGTCGTTTATAAATGTATGTGAACCTACGGATAATCTTTTCGATAATGTATTAGTATTGGATATACCTATAGCGTTGGTACTTTCAAGATCGGTTGTTCTTGTTTTACCCGAAACTACGAGTTTAGGGCCAGATGAACCCGAATCTATTGTAACTTGTGTCCCAGAAAAAAATCGTTGCGCACGTACATTACCTTCAACTTTTATAGCCTCTTCACCAGTGTTTGAAAAAAATACAGTATCACTAACCGATAATAAGTGTTGTGGATTTGTGTTTGATATACCTACATTAGAACCGGGTAATGTGGTAAACGCAGTTGTTATATTAGCAAAGTGTGGCACACCGTTGGAGACGACGTTCCCTTCTTTTGTAACATCGTCTAATGAAATGCCACCTAAAAGTGACGTTAAAACAGTTGTATCGACGATTTCTTTAGTCGTGGAATCATAACCTATAAAAGTTGCATCTCCTATAGTCGCCTGTCTTAAAGGTGTCATATACACACCACCTGCTGTAGATGCGTCTATAGCAACATTAGAGGCATTGAATACGATCGTGTTTTCAGCCTGGTCGTCCGTAGCGTATTTACCAAACCGGATTTTGGTAGACCGCTCGATGGTAGGTATGTTTTTAACCATTTAATATAGGTACGTATTTTAATTTGCATAGATAAGACCAGCCATACCATTTTCGATACGGAGTATGTTATAGTTCACCGCGTATATAGGATCTGAAATGATCATGGATTGACTGATAACTTTTGCTGAATCTAAACGACTAAAATTGAGTGTTCCTGTCGGCTGGAGTGAACTCGTTGATAAACAAAAACAGTATAAGAAAAAATCGGGTGAAGTAACAAAATTGGTATGATAATAGTTCATAACATCTATGAAATGTGGTTTTGCCCACTTGAAATTACCAATATCTAAACCGTTTATTTCAATTTTAATTTTATTGGTTGTAGATGTTAATGCGCCTTCAGTTGTTGTATCTGAAGATGCGATATACTTAACGGGGTGATTAAACGTGAGTTCTTGTGAAAGTTCGTTTGATGGAATACTTTTTTGAACTTGTGTAATGATTAAATTGTGATTACGAGAAACGAGGTTACCGCGTTCTTCGTTATCTAAATAATAATAGTTGGAATAGCATTCAAAATTATAATTACCTGCATTTGGGCCCCAATATATACGTAATTCTACGTTATGGTAATGTAAGGCAACTATTGGTAAAGCACATTGTGGACCTTCACAAAAGAAGAATCTAAATGGGTAAAAATACGAACGGGCGCTTACACCTGGGTGTGTACCGTTAGCACTTTTTGATACGTTTGTTGCAAATGTATCTATAGCTATTTTTTCTGTAAAAATAGAGTCTTGTGTGTCTATTACTTGACCACCAATGAGAAGTTCGACTTTATCTATGAGTGTGTCCCATCGTTGTATGTCAAGTGCTTGTGTATTATTATCTATGGTAAGGTATGTGTACCCTAATAAATCACCTGTTCGGTCAAACCGAATAGATGACATGGAATTGCCTTTCACAGCCCCTTGTATGGTCTGTTTCTCTACGGACTGTGAAAAGTTAGAATGCCGTTTAAACGTTGATGTAAAAAACGAAATTTCTGGTTCACCCATGATGTGTTCATCTTGAGCACCAATAGCAATGAGTTGAACAATACCAGAAGACATTTATAATAAGAAAAGGTTAAAAATATGCGTTATTTACTGCCCTGAAACGGTGGTAAATTTTTTTGTTTACAAATGAATCTAAAAATAAAAAAGTTATCTTCTGTACCTTCTATGGTATTACCATCTTGGTTATACAAAGTAAATGTTAATCTATCTATTTTCCGTATAGGTGTCGAATATTGTTGTACGACGGGGTAATTGTCTTTAAAAACGATTTCTGAAGCTGACCCACTTCCACTGATTAAACTTCCGAATGAATTATTTGCTTTTGATAAGGATGTTTGACCCTCAAAACCATAATTTTTTGAAGTTCTTTGAGAATAATTGGTATCGAGTTCGTTCACGGATATATAACATACGTTAGAATTCGTCGTCGTAATTTGTGCGGCTGTGAGTCTCGCTTGAACGACATTTTCGAGCGTTTGTTGAAGATGAACCGTGAACGTGTTTTTACTCGCCTGACCTATCGTATCAACCGTGATCGTGTGATACTCGTGTTGGAAATCAGGTAAAGATGTCTGACTAGTCACTAAAGCCATTTATATATACTGGAGATTTTACTTCATCTTATAGCTCGCTTGTTCTCTGACGAGTTTTTGGCCGTCACATACACCACCTTTACTATCCGAGTAATATGCGGTACCCAAACACTCTTCCGTGGAAGGTATATCGAAGAGCGATCCCGTGTTCACGGTTTCGATTTCAATTTCTTTAGCCTGGTACCCACTGGTACGTAACATAGTAAGGACAACCAAGAGAGCAATAACAATAACGATAGCTTTGATTGTGTTTCGGTTGGTGGCGTTGAGTTTCATTTATAATGAAACAACATTTTTTATAAAGTGCGTTAAAGAGATTAGAATAGTTTCAACATAAAGAGTAATGGACGGAGAGATTATTCTTGATCGTAGAGATACAAATATTATGAAACTCGATGATAACGAACAGGCCTTGATGAACGAAATAGAGATTGAAGTTCCGAGACATCAGCCTGTGAAAAAACAAATTTCGAGGATGAAAACTCAGTTTACACCACCACAACCACAAATGTTTCAGGAAGATATTGATTCGTTTGTTAACCCGAGTAAACAAGCACAACCATCAGCACCACCACGCGAAGAACCTATAGATTATGGCGAATACGATGACGACGAACCTGAAATGGAGTATGGAGGTGGAGGAGGTGGGTACGCCATGGAAGAGGAAGAAAAACCGTCTCCTGGGTTTAAAACAATAGACGAAGAGAAAGCTGATTTAGTTAATAAACTTGGTCGATTGGAAAAAAAGGGGTTTACTGTGAACAAGCGTTTAAATGCCTATTCCCCTATAGATGAGCTCAGAACTGAAGTGAAGCGAATTACGTATAGCATAGATGTTGATAAATCGATTAAGTTTTCGAGACGTATGCTTATTGCGTGTACGACAGGTCTAGAGTTTTTGAATAAAAAGTATAACCCGTTTGAGATCCAACTCGACGGTTGGTCTGAGAATGTCATGGAAAATGTTGACGATTACGATGAAGTTTTCGAGGAATTATACGTGAAGTATAGAACGAAAATGCACGTTGCACCGGAAGTCAAACTCATTATGATGCTTGGTGGTTCAGCAATGATGTTCCACTTAACAAATAGTATGTTCAAATCAGTCATGCCGAATATGAACGATGTGATTAAACAAAACCCAGGGTTGGTTCAAAACATGATGTCTGCGGTTCAAAATACGGTATCGAAATCTCAACAAAGTGAATCGGGAGAACCTTCTTCCGAAGGTGGACGACGCGAGATGCAGGGACCAGGGTTTGACATTTCGAGTCTCATGGGTAACATTATGATGCCACCAACACCACCAATGAACACGACGAGTATTTCAGCCCAGGAACCACTTAGTGTAGACGATGACGATGACGATGACGTTTCCGATATTGCGGAAGCACCAACTATGGGTGAAGAAGAAGGTGAAGACGGTGACGTTCGCGAAGTGAAAGTTACTCAGACCAAGGGTAAACGCGGA